CAAATGATTGCGTTACTGGCAATATGAAAGATGTTCCATTTTGACTAGATCCAGAAACTGATATTCGGAGTTCGGCCGGATTGCTGGTCATTGCTGATGGCACTGCGAAGAAAGCTGTAGTCGTATCATTTCCTGATAATGACCCTGGAGTAATACCATTCGCTACGACTGATGCTGAATAGAATCCGGCCGGAGGGGTGGCTGAAGATGTATATGTTAATAACGTCGCTCCTTCACGTACTTGTACAGTAGTGCTACCGCCGGCAAAATTAGTTACTGAACCGGTAAAGTCCGCCGGGAATAATACAGCTTCGTTGCTTAAAAATACTTGAACGTTGCTTGACCCAACATCTATTAATTTTAATGTTACAGAATCAGTAAATGAATTATCACCCGAGGCCATTGTATATGAAAGTCGCATTCCATCTACAAAATTGTCTCGAGTAACTATACATGATGGTGGCCCATCTTTACTATTTTCTACATTACTTAATGTGCCTAATATCGTTTCCCAGTCTCCATGATCTGTTGCATTATTTAGACTTGCCGTAAATGATGCAGATATTGGCGTTATTGTTCCAGTTATATCTTTTGTAAATATATGTGTTGTTCCGTTAACAATGACACCCTTTGCATCAGCACCGGTTGCGCCGGTGTCGCCGACAGCTCCGGCTGTTGATTTTGCAAACGACTGAGTCGTCGGTAGTATAAATGATGTCCCATTCTGTGTCGATCCGGATATTGTAATATGAATTCCTCCAGATGTTTCCGACATTGCTGTTGGTATTGATAATATTGCAGTAGTCGATCCATCTCCGGAGATTGATCCGGCTGTCAAATTATCTACACTCAATGATGCAGAATAATGTCCTGTTGGCACTTGGAATGATGCTGTATATGTTAACTTTGTTGCGCCCTCAAATACTTGCAATGTCGTTCCGCCGCCGGCAAAATTTTCCACTGTTCCGTTATTTGCTGACTGGAATGTATGAACTGGGTTTGATAATACTGATTGAACATTGCCGGACCCTTCGTCTAATAATATCATTGTAACGGAATCACTATGATTACTTCCGGACCCAACAGTAATTCGAATAGATGTATTTGTTCCAAAATCATCTTTGGTTAGATGCATTCTAGATAAATCGAGATATGACCCGGTCGATAATGTAACAACAGGATCAGTTGTCCATGATGCTGTCGGTGTCAATGTATTTTGTAAACTAGCGGTAAATGATGCTGTTGCGGGAGTTATTGTCCCATTAAGTGCTTTAACAAATGTTAATTGCGGCACTTCCAATGTTACTAACGGAGGAGCCACTGAATCGGTACCATCTGCTGCCGTTTTTAATGATGTTATTGTTAATGTATCAAATGAAACTTCTCCTCCCGAAGCACCTTCTTTCACACTCATGTTTAAAGTCTGACTTCCCGCGGTATATGTACTTGGCGATGAAAATACTGATGATGTTGCGTTTGCACTTGACCCGGTAAAATAGGAAGTGCCAGTACCATAATCTGCAGATCCTGAAATTAAGAATAATGCATCTGTAAAGTTTTGGGATGATCCAGATAATGTTATTGTTGCTGGGATCGGATTTGTGCCGGCTGAATCATATATTATAACATAGTCATCTGATGTAAAGCTTACTACCTTTGCATCGGCGCCATCTCCTCCTAATACCCCATCTGAGCCCGAATTGGACATCAAACTCCATGTTGCCTCTGTCTCTGGAGGCCTATTCAAATGACCTGCTATATGTGCATCTGGGCCAACTGCTATATACGATGAGCCAGAATATTCTACTGCATCATTTTTATAATACGTCGATGAACTGGCCCAACTTCCGCTCCAGATCATCCCATTTCCGACATTCGATCCGTCAGCTAATTGAATGGAGCCTTTTACTGTTAAGCTACTTCCGTCCCATGTTAATTTATTTCCTAAAGAAAAATTACTTCCGGAATCTAAATAAAAGCCTGTCCCCGATCCTTCGTGGACACCATCACCGGTATATAATTTTCCGGCGTCCATATGTATACCAGCGATCGAACCTGTATTGGCTACTATCCCTCCTTCTAAAAATACATTTTGTGAATATAATCCAAAGCCGGCATTTGATGGGTCGCGGCCATGTAGTCTTCCCTGACTAAGGCCTGATAAGTCTCCTAACCTGACCTTAAGATCTACATCATATATTGCACTTCCTGTTCTCTCAACGATATCCATATAAGGTGTGGTTTCATCATTTGGATTTGCGTTTAATCTAATGTATCCTGTCCCCTCCTTTCCGGTAGAAACAATTACCTGAGATCCGGAGTATGATTGTGCACTTGATGCTATATCTCCCAATGATCCAGAAACGTCGCTGCTACCGGCTGCCGATCCGCTATATCCTCTAATTACATATATGTACCCGGCAAAATTTGTATCACTTGATATATCAATTCTAGATGCCGACTGCACTCGTAGATACTCTGTTGCAAATCCGGTTGCATGCACTTTCTTTGCAGTAAGTATTTCTCCGGGTGCAAACCCAGACACATTTTCGAGTGACATTGTTGTATCTGTAGCTCGGTGTGTCCCTAGAGTAGCTATATCTGTGCCTAGTTGTCCGGAACCTGTTAATACTGATGAATTTGCGACATATAACTGCCCCCCTACGGCATTAACTGCTTCTTTCTCAAATACAGTTGTTGATAGTGTTCCTCTTATCCTTGCATTCTCTACTTCTAAGAATCCACCATTATTAGCTGTTAATAAAAATCCTGATCCGGCGACTGAACTAGCAAAATTGGCTGACCTTAGTTCGCCAGACTTCTTAATAATCATACTGCCCCCGGTCAATTGATCCGACCCTATACTCCATCCAGCAATCTCACCCGATGTTGCTTTTAATGCACCTTGCCTTGTAACACTAAATGGTGCAGTTGCAAACGATGCATCTCCTAGGTGTATTCCATCGTCTCCATCGGCGACGAATATAGTATTACCTGTTCCTAGTGATATACTTTTGCCAGATGGGTTAATGGTAAAGTTTGTTGCTGTAAGTGTGTTGGCCCCGATTGTAAATCCGCCGATTGTGCCGCGGCTTGCCGAAACCGCTCCATCCGAGGTAACTTGAAAGTCGGATGATGAGATAATAAAGTCGCCGGCCGGTTCTAATTTTAATCTATTGTTTATATCAACTAAATGATCGGTTTGAATTTTCCATCCGCCAATTGTGCCAGCTGTTGCTGACATTTCGCCAGATGAACTGACATTAAATCCGGATGATGATATATGAAGCGGGCCGTTGGCATCTAATACCACTTCTCCATTTGACGACGTCAATGTCGATGCGCCTATATGCCAGCCGCCTATATCACCGCCGGCGGTTGCTGTAATTGTTCCTTCCATGGTAACTGACCCATCATTTTCGAGATGGAAATCACTTGAAAATATTTCAATATTGCCGTTGCTGCCGGAAATGAAACTAGAATCGCCGCCTAAAAAGAAGTTTGTAGATTTCAAATCTAAATTCGAACCACTTATTACAATATTTCCATTTGACCCACTTATACTAGTAGTTTCATCACCAAAAAAGAACGTAGGCGTTTTGATGTCCACGCCTGCCCTAGTCCCTGTAGAGAATCTAAAATAACTACCCGAATCTTGTACAATTTCTAGTCCGGCTCCATTGTAATTGTCTGGGCCTGAAGGTAGTACAGATCCTGTATATAACATAAAGCCGCCGGCGGTATCTGTCCTTGATGCCGACTCAAATCCTTCATATCCAATCGATCTAATATAACCTGAATTTACTCCTGCTAATTCTATTCCCGACCCTACTGCATTTCCAATATATAATGAACCTGTTATTAAATTATTGAAGCCGTCTATTACGGTGTTTTCTCCCGTAAATGTGACAGGGTATATTACTGCTTCAGTGTCTGCCTGATTGTTAAGATAATCATAAAATACTATCTTAAATGTTAACGGCGTTTTTAAAAACTGAGTCGGGATACGTGTATTGACTCTAGTAAAGTTCGGTGTAAATTTAGATTCGTTGAATGTCTTTACACTTATATTGCCTATATTAAATCGTCCATTTCGTTGGACAATGATTAAATCAACTATCTGGTCTGATAGACTTTCAAATCTAAAAATGGCCGGGTAATTAGGGTCGTCTATTTGAGGGGGTGCTTGTATTGACCCGATCCGGATACCAAATGCTCCATCGTCTGCAAAATTGCCTTGCAAGGAATCTTCATATATATCAAATGGCGACGTTATATTTGCATTTAAAGTTAAGCCGTCGACGTTAATGTTTCCTTGGCTGCCGGAGATATATATATCCAATTGGGGCGTATCAGTAACATTTGGGTCTGTTGATGTAAAGGCGAGGTCTGCGAAAGCATTTATTGCTAATATGTATTGTGTATTTTTTGCTAGAGTAGGCCTATAGGCATTTTTAATTTTAATATAACCAAAGTCATCTGCGCCGTAGTTGCCAGATGGCGTTAGTCGTATACCACTCATCATATCATCTGGCTCAAATGATTCTGTAATGCCAATTGTTGGTGGTATAGCTCCTTGACTAGACGTCCAATATGTCTGGTATTCTGTTAAGCTAGTAAAGACCCCTATTCTATTATATTGGGCACCATCCAATGGAGTTCCTTCAAATGCATTAATATCTTCTAGAAGTTCTAATTGTTCTATTACTGTTTCGCCGGCGTCAATAAAATCGCCGAACGCTCCTCCAGCTTTGTAATATGTCCTTAGTTTATAAACATCGCCGGTTGCCGGTTCTATATCTGCAATCTTTATTTCTGCAAATGACTGAGACTGCTCTGTCGTTGAATACACAAATGGTAATGTGAAACTACATGTATAATTAGATGTTGGCTGTACTTCGTCAATTATCTGACCGACCCCATCAGCTGAGTTAAGTTCTACTTGCCACTTTCCCCCTGTATTAGCATCTGATATGTTTTTGAATCCTGCAGGCTCTGGTATTAGTATTACATTGGCCTTTTTTGTTGTAATAACACTACTAATGACAAAGTGGTATGATCCGGATAATGAATATATATTATTCGCTATGGCCGAATTCACTCCTTCGTTGTGTTGTGTGCCAGGAACTAGCTGTGTATTAGAATTTAATAGGGCGCCATTTTGTGTCGGCTGAACCTGTGGGTTCACAACTGTAATAACGTCGCCGGTGCCAATATCGGTTGTAAAAAATGCGTCTGACGTCTCGAATATTGATTCGTCTAATGCAGTTATGATATTCGTTGTTGTTGCGGTAACTGGTCCAAGTGCTATATCAAATGTCCCATTTGCCACAACTTCATCTATTCCGCCGGCGTCAGCTAACGCTAATGCTGATGGTGATGGTATTATCTGCGTACCTAGGTATGGCGCCGGTGTATTTGATGCAACATCGCCTTGGAACGCAGCCGGTGCTGGGTCGCCCTGGATATTTAACTGTACAGCTGTTGTTGTCATCGCTGACGGCTTCGGCTTAATTATACATGTGCCGGTTGCAAAACTTTGTGTTGCAACATTTGTTAAATTTTGTGGCTGCAGATATGGCTGTACAATTTCTGTTAGTGTTACTTTAGGCTTTCTCGTAAATATAATTTCAGATGTATTATACCGAGATGGGGCACATGGAATAGTACGTGACCATAATGTATTTGGGAAGTTGAAATAATCTGGGTCATTTACATCTTGACTGGCTCTTAATTTGCGGCCATTGGGGCCGATCATTGCTCGACCTGCTAGATATACCGTGGCCGTACCATATGGTGTATCCGGATAAATATATATCGCAATTACTCGAGTACCATCAGACTCTAAATAACTAATAGGCTCGTTGTAAATTGGGTCGCCGTTGGAATCTAGAACTTCAATATGTATTTTAGAATTTTTGACTAATGTTGCTGCATTTGCCCTGAGTTTAAAGAGGTTTTTACCTCCCGTCAATGTAGTAGGAAATTCTGCTACATTAAAGTATTGATCTGCATCGGCAGTCGTATCTATTATTGATATACCTAGATCTTTAAGACCTACATATTCAGCATGTTTTCGTAATCGACCTAGATTCCATGTTCCTGCGGGCATATAACATATCCTTTATTTATAATAAATATCAGGTAAAGTTAATTTCAGAGTATCCGTTAACTTTCTTTATTTCTACTAATTTATCTACAATGTCACGCATGGAATCGATATGGGAAATACATAACAAAAACCCAAATTGTGACTTAAGATATTCAAATAACATAAACATTGAATTAAGGTTATTTGAATCTAATACTCCAAATCCCTCATCTATTGCTAAGAAATTTGGTCTTGGTAAATTTGATACATTAATCAATGAAGTCCTAATTGCTAATGATGAAATAAACTTTTCCATTCCGGACGTCAATTCTAATGGCCAATAATTATCATCATCATAAACAATATGAGCATTTATATTTTTGCCATCTGTATGTAATACGATTGTAAACTCTACTACTTGGTTAAGAATATTATTAATTTCAGATTCAATTTGAGGAAGCGCCTTTGTTATTAAATGATATGGGACTCCGTCTCTGTTAACAGCTTTTTGATAATATTCATATCCTTGGTACTGTTGTTCTAGTTCTTTTAATCTATCTATGCCGCCTTGGGCATCTTGTTTCGTCTTTTCTGCCAATTTTAGCTTGCCAGATAACGTTAATAATTTCGAATCAAACTCGCTAATATCTATATTAACGGTAGAAATTTCATCTCGAATTTCCTGTATCTCGGCATTCTTATTTTTATTAAATTCTAAGTCAGATTTTTGTTTTAATGATTTTTTTAGTTCTAATTTACTTGTTTTTATGTCTTCACGACATTTATGAAGTTTCCATTTGAATTGTTCAAGTTCTCTTTCTAGATTATTTAATGTTCTATCCAAGTCGGTTGCCTTGGCTTTTAATTTTCCTAATAATTTTAACTTTTCCTTTGGCATATCTTCATACTCTACCTTTGCAATACCATCTTCAAAATGCTTAATATCAAATTCTATAACCTGTTCTTCGTCAATTAACTTTGGCAACAGGTCTGCAACTTGTTTAGTTTCATGTAACCAAGGATTGGCCATACAGAAACTACAATTCTCATCCCATGCATGTTTATCTAATTTAGATACTATCTTTTGGGCATGTTGAATTTTTAGCTGTTTTAATTTTAAATCGTTATTTAATTTTATAACAGTATCTTTATAGTCCTTCAATTCAATCAATGCATGTTGTAATGCCTTTTCATCGACTTTATTTATTTTCTGTTCGGTTTCTTTTATGATGTCCTTCTGTTCGACGATCATTTCTTTTTGAGTATTTCTATTTGCAACTACTTCTTGCAACTCACCTTCCATTCTTTCAATTTCAGATTTCACATCTTCTACCGAGTCTAATGTGGCATCAACTTTCTTTAATTCCGTGGTCATAGTGAAAATAATATCATTGAGGCTAGTCTTCATTTCATCATGCTCTACCTTATCAACTTTCATTTGTTCATATGAGCCCGTATATTGACTAATTATATCTTTAGATGATGCAAGGCCGGTTGAAAAATCTTTTCTTTTATATTCTCTAATTAATGCCGCAGTATCTTTTATTTCATCATGTCCAATCTGATACTGTTGTTCGAATATATCGATGTCTAAGAATTGGGACAATAATTCCTTACGTTCTCGTTGACTCTTATCAATAAATCCGGTGTTGTTGTTTTGCAATGACAATGCTGTCAATACAAAGTCATCATATGTACCTAAATATTGCTGTATACTTTTGTTTGTTGAATCTCTTTGGTCCCCATTGAGGTTCTCTTCGTTCCCAGATGCATCTACTCTCCAAAAATTTACATTGACTTTAACATGGCCATTTGAATGCCGCTTTGCTTTCCGTTCGATAAAGTAATTGTACTTCCCTAATTCAAATTCAAACTTACAATCAAATCTAGATTTTTTATTATTTAGTACATGCTTTGCTTTCTTTGTTCTAGAACATTTGTCAAAACAGCAAAATGATAGTGCATCCAACAGAGTGGACTTGCCAGCTGCATTAGGAGCAAATATACCATAAAGTCCATGCATGTTTGTAAAGTCGATTGAATTATTTTCTCCATAACTAAACATATTAGAGAATTCAAACTTCTTTGGCATCCATGTTATATTTCTCGTTAATGGGTTTACTGGCAACTTACTATGTACTGTACGATTTATATGTCGTATGGTGTCTAATAATTTATCATCTAATGCATACTCAGCTGTTAGATACTCGGTAATGACCTTATTTTGCCATTCCACATCTCGTATATTACCAAAATTAATTTTCTTTTTTGAATCAGTGGTATTTAGTCCATTAATTCTCTGAATTGATATATCCTGGACTTTATGTTGTGATTTAATTTTTGCAACTAGTTCCTTAACAGTTGCTGAGTCTGTATCCTTTATTTTTAGTCTTAATCTAGGACGTAATGGGACCGCATCACTAGGGTTCATTATCTTGCCATTCTCAATATGGTATGTATAATATCCATAGTCATTTGGAATGTCGACAAACTCACATGCCTTAGATTCTAAGTCCCACACCATAATGCCATGGCCTAATGCTTCTCCATGGTTTTGTTGAATCAATGACCCAGCATATGCTATAGTCTTTTCATCATTTAAATATTGCGGCTTATGAATATCTCCTAATAATACTAAGTCATGTCCATCGAACATAGTCGTAGTTACATGGGTGTTACTTAAAGTAAAGCCGGCGTCCGTGGAGGCATTGTGGACCGATCCATGGTGCAATGCAATTTTATAATCTCCATCAAAACTATCAGCTCTAATATAATCTACTGGCTTGTCACACACCGACATTACGTTAAAGTGTACTCCGGAAATACAATATATACCATTGTCTTTAAGATAGTGTAGCCTTTGATGATTTAAGGCTTTAACGATCGGACTAAGGGCATCTAGGCGATAACTATTATTTAGGTTACAATCATGATTGCCCATGATAATAATAGTAGGTGCCAAATCTGCTAGATTTTTAAAGAATTCCGACACTACATGTACTAGTTCCGGAGACATATCTGTTTTTGCGTGCACGATATCTCCGGCTACGTATATTAAAGAATTCTTAGTTTTAGTTTTTTTGATATACGAATATAATCTGTTAAAGACTAGTCTATATTCTTTATGTCGTGTGACATTTCTAACATGTACATCAGCAATGTGATATATCTTGTCTATTGTATCAATTCCAATATCTATAGTGCGCATAGTATCCTCTGTTCCATAAGTTCCATATCAGTCATTTTTTCTGTCATATTTAATATACCCGTTATTTTTTCAAATCCTAAGTCATTAGGATCTTTCCCTGTAATGTCGACGAAGTATACATCCAGCCCATTTGCTATAAAATATTGTGCTGTCTCTAGCGCCTGTTTACGTGCGTCTAGATCTAAGCATATATAAATTTTCCGTACGCCCTTTTCTACAATTCGTCGTTTCAATGTATTTGAGATCGTCTTGCCGAATAAAGGAATTGCATTCCGTTTTATTGTAATTGCATCAAATGCGCCTTCTACTAATATAATAGGCATATTCCAATTAATATGTAATTCAAATCCTACAATATCTTTCGATGCTGGTGGGTTTTTATGTTTATATTTATCCTCTAAATAATACGCACGTGCTACAAAATAATTTAAACTTCCATTAGCATCATGACTAGGAATGATAATCTTGCCTTTATAAAGACCTTTCCTACAATATCCAATTCTATATTTTAAGATATCATGAATGCCAATGCCCCGGCCCTTAAGGTAGTGTATAGCATTTCTATACTCGGGACTCATCTCCTGTAATTCCCATAATGGCCGATATCCTTCGGGCAATTGCAATACAGGTGTATCTGTAGTTGTCTTGCTAGGCCTATATTCTACATCATCTAATAGTTCAACTAGTTTAGCGATCTTTTCTCGCTGGACATTTAGTTTACGAAATAATACCGGTAATTTCCTCCCAGCAGCATTACATACCCAACAATGCCAATATTGTGTAACGATATTAACTTCCATCTTCTTTTTATCATGGTGACAAAGAGGGCAATGAAATGCAATATTATCATTTGAGTTGATTTTACCACGACCCATTACAGATTCAAGAAGAGTTATAACAGCGAATTTGCTCATTTGCGAATTAATTAATTATACTTATTTCATTATCATTTCATTACTTTCAATAATAATGTTTTATTAAATACATTCAATAAAAATTTATATAATATGAATATATTATAAAAACTTCGTAAAGGCAAATATTTTACGAGCTTTTTTTCTCGTTTAACCAACTTTTCGGTATAGTCTTCTCCGCCCATGGTATATCATGCTTATCGCAGAACATTCCATATGTTGTCTTCGAACCCTTTCTAATTTTTGTATTAGCTGATTGGAATACCATTCGTATATCCAATTCCGGTTTTTGCTGTTTTATTAGTAGATGTTTTTTACGATCTTCTAGAACCCATCTACCTTTCGTTTCTACTAATATACCATTTGGTAATGTAAAATCAATCGTGTATGTATGTTTAGTCTCCGGCTTGATATAGCCTATGACCGTATCTTCATACCCAAATTTAATTTTATTTTCCTTAAGTTGATCTGATACTGTATGTTCAAATCCACTCCTGTAACCATGTTTAATTGCGTTCGCACGTAATTTAGATTTCGATCTCCATGCCATAACTAGTTCCTTATTTAATATAAATATTAATAGTCCCAACGAACAACGAAGTTCATGTCCACATCTGGATTTTTTTGGATGGGCTGTGCTAATTTCGCCGCGGCCACCATTTCGGCATGCTCATTATATAACCCTATTGATGTTATATAAGGTTTCAATGTTCCTGATACAAATAAACTTTTTCTTAATTCGCCAGGAGGCATATTAGCTTCATTCGGCTCACATGGGACGCCAACTGTTACAGGACGATACGTTGATGATGGGTTCATTGTGACATTGAATTGATCTTTTGGCACACGGACTAAACATTCGTTTTCATATAATGTATGAGTACCACGGTACTCTAAATTCCAAGTGTTTCCAAATACGCCTGACCCGGTATTATATTTTGGTAGTGGTGATGAAACTACTGCCTGGCCGTTTTTATAAAATACATTGCCGGCAATATTTGTTTGATATAAAGAGCCTGACGAATGATGACCATTTGCTAATGATAATAATCCAGTTGCATCTACTGCATAATCATACATTCTAATTTCTGCAACTTCATAATCGACTTCTTTGTCGATTGAGGTGCCATCTGCTACTCCAATTATAATATCGGCTGCATTCGCTGTAATTCCCGGTGGTATTGAGCCAGACAGATTGCCTATAGAAGAGCCATTTATAAACATTTCACATACTTGACTTTTATTTCTAACTGCAATATGATTCCATGCATTTGGGTGGCTTGTTACATACGATGATGATATGAATAACGAGTCTGACCCATCTGATGCTTGAAAATAAAATTTAGTTTGGTTGGGAATCCGGTCCGCTCCTATAACAAATGGAGTTTTAATTTTATCGAATGAATTTGGTGTTCGGAGGCCAGTCCTAGGCTGTATTATATCATGTGTTTTTCGTTTGCCATCAATGCTATCTAGGTATTGCTCTGTCTTAATAGCATATTTTGTTATAATATCTTTATTAATAATAACAGCATTATTCCTAGAACAATACCAGAATGATATTGTCCAATCGTCGCATCTACCAAATCTATCAAATTTATTATCTTGTGGTATACGTATATATTGTAAATCATCAAGATATGCGGCAAGTCCGGACGGTTTTATATAGTCGCCCGTCGTGTCAATTCCTGGGACTATAGTAACTCCGCCATTAATTGATGCTGCTTTATTAACATGATTTAATTGATATTCAATACTCCCGGAATGTAGCCCCATGGTATCATAATTAAGGAATTTCTGATATAGGCCATTAAATGACATATAAAAGAAATTATTACTCGATGATGCAAATGTGGTCGAGTTAATTGCCGTATCATATAAATTTCCGTTGCCGTCATCCGCTAAATTAATTGTAGTAGTACCAAACGACGATGTCACTTTAAATGTGCCATGTTTTATTTTTTCGCCTACTTGCCCATATGGTGCAGTAAATATTGAAGCAGAATGCCCTAAAAATCTTTTTTGCAACTCAATGTCTAAAAAATCCGCTGACTGCGCCGGATTATTATTACGATAATATTTATGGTCTATACCATTCCAAATAACATGTTTGTTAGTATCATCATCGACATTAACCGGGAACAATTGGCCATCAACGCCCTGTCCCGTGCCTGAAAAAATGTGCGGAGTTATTTTACGAAAAATTGCATCATGGCGAAAATATCCAATTGCGTTTGAAAAATTAGTCGAAGTTACCGTATACCGCTTATAAGTCTTTATAGCGCGTTGCTGAAAGTCATTTGCTCGAATTGGCTGAAATACTGACGGTATGATTGGCATGTCATCTTACTAATTTTTAATTAGAAGTCTAATTTAATTTTTATAAGAGCTTCTCGTGTATAATTTTTTAATAATGGCTGAGATAATTTTGCTGTTGCTAATAGCTCCTTTCTTGTATTATATAATCCAACAGTTGTTATATATACTTGAGGGTCATTAATCATTGTATTGTAAAATAATTGTCCTAATGTGCCTGTCACAAACGATGGGTTATTTGAATAATTATATTCTGCATTCTTAACTCTAACAAAGTAATATGTTGATTTAACTTGCTCAGATGATCTAGATTGGATGCCGCCGGTTACAGCAGACGGAGTTAACACATGAGATCCGGACAATGACCTAAATAACTTAATGGCATTTGCGCCTTGTATTAATGAGCCTGAAACACTATCAAAATTAACTCCACCATTCGCGCGCTTCTTATTCAATTGATCTGCATTTAACACTGCAATACCATGTTGTGGATACAATAATCCAAAATATGTTGGGTTCCCGGCATTATGAATAACAGTGCCATTATCAATTGAACCAGAGATTAAATTATAAACTAGTCCGCCTTCTGAAATACTTCCTCCTGATGTCAATGAAGAGTCGTCAATGACTTGTACATAATGCCCCGTGCCGGAGACTTGAACTGCCGATCCGGTGTGCCCCTCATTGCCAACAACACTAGACGCCATTGAGCCAGATAATTGTGCTAATGATAATTCAAAATTTCCTGGGTCCAACTTTTCTCTGTATCTAGCCCTATTAAAATTTAATACATAAATACTATCGGAATCACTGCCATTAAATGTAAATTTCTTATCTAATGGAGATAGTAATAATTGGGCATATTGTTTATATATTGCTCTTGTAGGAGTATCATTATTTAAATTACCTGTAGTATCAACTGATCCAGATCCTCCGTAGTGTCCATATGCCACTGATAACTCAGGGTTGGCGTTGTTGTTCGACGCCGGATCACCGGTTGAATATATATCTTGAAAATATGTTTGTTGGGTTGCGGTCAAATTTGAGTTCAAAAACATTGAAGTTAAACTACCAGTATTGCCGGCGAATAGGCCACGCGTCACTGTTTCAACATTATTAGGCAATATGTCATCGGTAGGATCAAAACTAGTAAATATTCTTCCTAACCGTTGTCGTGCCCTCGCTTGCTCACGTTCTCGTATAATCTGATCAGCCAATTGCCTTGCTAATGCCTCAACCTGGCCAGTCGCCGCGACCGGATTTGTTGATCTGTTAAATGCGACTGGTCCTCTGTTATTTATTGCCATAATTTATTTTCCTGTTATCCTGCTGTTAGTCCTGTAGTAGCTATTTCAACTTTTTTAACTGTCAATGTAACTGATGCTCTTCCGCCAGTCTCATTGCCTATAAATAATATTGTAATTGACCTATCAGCGGTTAATAATTCTTTTGCAGTTATTTCAAATTGGACGCCGGAAACTGTAATACTTTGTGCTGCCTCTGAGTCACCTATAAACTGCGGTACAGATGCTGCTTGATCTCTTACGCCTCTTACTGCAACAATTTCAGCAACATCTGAATCTGATAAAATTGCGGTGTAGCCAAATCGTCTATTCCCTCCTTGGAAGTTAACTGTTTGTGGTGTAATTGTAACACTCTCATTTGACTGCAATTCAATTGTTGTTTGGCCAACACTTACGACCGGTATACGTGCAGTACCTTTTGGCAATGTTACTAATTTATATTTTAACATTTGAGTTTCGTCTGCTAATGCCTCTACAATCGGCATATTTTCTATAGCAGCGCCATAATATGCATTGCCCAACGGATGATCAGGATTATATAAATCATAATCTACTTCATCATCTGCCAAAGCAAATTGTGTAATTTTGAATTCATCCCTGCCTCTCGCTAAAAGTTCTCTTCCTTTTTTAGTAAGAATGGCATCAACTGTAATCGTTGAATTATTTAAGTATCCCATAGTTATTCCTATCTTTTTAATAAATATGCTTATGCA